TTAAGTATATGATGTATAATATACTTGACGCAAAAGGAAATTATTTACCTAAGAGATACGACTAATTTATGGCACTTGATCTTGAAATGATACAAAGCATGTGGGAAAAAGATTCCAAGATTGACATTGATAATCTACATACAGAATCTTTGAACATTCCATCCCTACATGCAAAATACTTTGATCTTTATAATACTATAGTTCTTCTTAGAAAGAACGCAGAGCAACAGAAGAGAAAAATAAGACACGAAAGGCATCAGTTTTATTCTGGAAAAGCAGACCCTGATGTTTACATTGACGAACCTTTTCAAAAGAAAATCCGCGATAAAAATGATATGGAAAGGTATTTGAATGCTGATGATAAACTTTCCAAAGTAACTTTGAAGGTGGAGTATTACGATGTAATGCTAAAATACATTGAAGACATTCTCAAACAAATACATAATAGAACCTATCAAATTAAAAACTCTATTGAGTTTATGAGATTTCAATCGGGACTAGGTTAATGCAAGAAGAAAACTATGAAAATGTTCCATTTTACATGGACTTTTCCATAGAAGACATTCATTTACTTTACCATTGTGTTTGTAAAAGAATTGAAACTTGGGAAGGATTTCCATCAAGACATCCTTTCGAACAAGAACACTTAAATCATTTAAAGAGTGAACTGTACAAGGCAATACTAGATTACAAGTTTAATTGTATGGAATAAATACATGTAACGGGAGTAATTTTGTTATGTGTGACGTAAGAATACATAAAAAGAATGAGGTTTACATCAAGTTAGAATGTGAACCTCATATTTTGTATGAACTGCAGGAATACTTTACATTTGAAGTTCCAGGGGCAAAGTTCATGCCTCAAATGAGAAGTAAGCATTGGGACGGAATGATTCGTCTTCTTTCAGTTCATACTGGTGAAATTTATGTTGGATTGTTAGATAAGGTTATTTCAAAATTAAAAATCCACAATTACACTTATGAGTTTGTGGAGAATAAGTTTTATGGTCTTCCATTTGAGGTGAATGAAGAAATCTCAATGGAAGGTGTGAAAGATTATATGCATTCTATTTGTTCCTTTTCTCCCCGCGATTATCAAGTTGAGGGAGTATATGGTGCTCTAAGGTATAACAGAAAATTGCTGATAAGTCCCACTGCAAGCGGCAAATCGTTGATGATTTATTCTGTTGTACGATACTATGTGGATAAAGGTAAAAAAATTCTTCTAGTTGTTCCGACGACATCTCTTGTAGAGCAGATGTACAAGGACTTTGAGGATTATGGTTGGGACGCTGAGTCATACTGTCACAAGATTTATAGTGGAAGGGAAAAGACCAATGAGCATCAAGTTACTATAACAACCTGGCAATCTATTTACAAGTTAGAAAAACAATTCTTCAATGACTATGAAGTAGTGATTGGTGATGAGGCACATCTATTCAAGAGTAAGTCTCTTATTAACATTATGACTAAGTTACATTCATGTAAGTATAGATTTGGGTTCACAGGTACTTTAGACGGCACACAGACGCATAAATGGGTCTTAGAGGGAGTGTTTGGTCCATCATACAAAGTAACCAGAACTAAAGAGTTGATGGATAAAGGACACATTTCTACATTAGACATTCGATGTCTTGCTCTCAAACACAAACCTCAGAAGTTTGAAACCTTTGAAGATGAGATTCAGTTTATTATAGGAAATGAAAAACGAAATAAGTTTATTCGTAATCTTGTATTAGATCTGAATGGAAATACTCTTGTACTGTTTGCACGAATAGAAGGACATGGTGTGCCTTTATTTGAACTGATAAATAATTCTGCCCAAGACAATAGAAAAGTTTTCTTTGTTCATGGTGGTGTAGATACTGTTGAAAGAGAAAAAATAAGAGAGATTACTGAAAGAGAAAATAACGCTATTATTATTGCTTCTTATGGAGTCTTCTCAACAGGAATTAACATTAAGAACCTTCACAATGTAGTTTTTGCTTCTCCAAGCAAATCACGTATTCGTAATTTACAATCAATCGGTAGAGTACTGAGAAAAGGAAAAAATAAAACCAAAGCAGTTCTTTATGATATTGCTGATGATTGTACTTATAATTCGAGAAAAAATTATACCTTAAATCATTTCATAGAAAGAATTAAAATCTACAATGAAGAAAACTTTAACTATGAGATAATCCCTATCAACATAAAAGCATGAAGCAAATAAAAAACTTATTCAGTAAGTTCTTCAGAAAGAAAGAAGAAAAAAAAGAACCAGTTACAGAAACAGTTCTCTTTAGTGGAAAACCATTAGAAGAAGATTTTTATTCGACAGTCAAACTTAAAACTGGAGAAGAAATCTTTGCAAAAGTAATGGCTTCAAAAGATGAAGATAAGACCATGTTACTTTTGAGTTCTCCTATCACCATTACTGAATTAAAAAATAGAAGAGGACTAAGTGGTTACAAAGTAGAACCTTGGTTAAAGACTACTAAAAATTCTCTTTTTATTATTGATACTGATGATGTCTTATCTCTATCTGAAAATACAGATTTAGAAATGATTTCAATGTATGAACAATTTAATAATTATATTGGTGATGGATCAATGAAGATGAAAAAGACTGCATCTAGAAAGATGGGTTATCTATCTAATGTTAATGATGCTAAGAAGTCTCTAGAGAAACTCTATAATAATAGCTAAAGCTGTTTCTTCAAACCTGACAAAGAGATTATACACAGAAACAAAAGGTATTGTCAACTATTGATTATTGATAGGTGAAATGGTATAATGTCTACATAGTTAGATTAGTACATTTTATGATTACTGTTGGAACAATGCCTAAGAGAAAAAAGTCGGAACATTATGTAAACAACAAAGAGTTTCTTGCTGCACTGATTGAGTACAGAAGAGTTGTAATGGCAGAAGCAGTCAAAGAAAATCCAGAGATTACAAATGAGGAATTGAGGAAATGGAAAAGTCCCAATAAACCCCAAATACCAAGATACATTGGTGATTGCTTTATTAAGATGGCAACTCACTTATCATACAAAACAAATTTTATCAATTACATCTTCATTGATGAAATGGTTTCTGATGGAATTGAAAACTGCATTCAGTGTGTATTGAACTTCAATCCAGAGAAATCATCTAATCCATTTGCATATTTTACCCAAGTTATTACTTATGCTTTTCTGAGAAGAATTGCAAAAGAAAAGAGACAATTGGAAATCAAAAATAAAATTCTTGAAAAGACTGGATTTAGTGAAGTCTTCTGTGACGACAATACTATTGACGGATCCAACTATTCAGATTATAATAGTATTAAGGAAAACGTTCACATCAAACTTCGTTATTGAATGAAAGTCGCGATTATCACCGACACTCATTATGGGTTTAAGAAAGGTTCTAAGGTATTTGAAGAATACTTTGAGAACTTTTATAGAACTGTCTTTTTCCCGACGCTGGAACAGTACGGGATAGATACAGTCATCCACATGGGTGATGCATTTGATGCTCGCAAAACCATTGATTATGCAAGTTTAGAATGGGCAAAAAGAGTTGTCTTTGACCCTTTGTCTAAGTACAAGGTTCACATGATGATTGGTAATCATGATACTTACTACAAGAATACCAGTCAAGTCAACTCTCCTGAACTGCTTCTTAACTCTTATTCCAACATTAAGACTTACTCTTCCCCAACAGAGGTCAAGATTGGAGGACTAGATATACTATTTTTACCTTGGATTAATGAAAACAATGAGACAGAATCTTATAAACTTATTAAAGGTACGACTTGCAAAGTCGCGATGGGGCACCTTGAACTCAACGGATTTAGAGTTAATAAACAAATCGTCATGGACCATGGTCATGATGGCAAGTTATATTCAAAGTTCACCAAGGTCTTCAGCGGTCACTATCACACTCGATCGGATGATGGACGGATATACTACTTGGGAAATCCATACGAAATGTTCTGGTCAGATGTCGGTGATCGGAGAGGATTCACCATCTTTGATACAGAAACTCTGGAACATTTTCCAATAAACAATCCCTACAGCATTTTCAAACTAGTCAATTATGTTGAAGATGACTTGGATGAAGAACAAGACTTTGAGAATAAAATCGTAAAGGTTGTTGTTAGAGAAAAGAAAAATCATCTCAAGTTTGAAAAATACTTAGAGTACATCTATTCCCAAAATCCTGCTGAAGTTAAAATTGTAGAAAACTTCCAGGTAGTAGAAGATGAAAAGACGACTGAAGACATTGAGTCTGAGAACACGCTTTCTATCTTGAATAGATACATTACCGAATCAGAAAATGAATTGGACAAATCAGTCCTAAAGAAAATGATTCAGGAAGTTTATCAGGAGTCTTGCGAAGTGTTCTAATGTTTATAATCACAATTGACGGAAGAGAGGAGGAAGGTGCTTATTCTGTAAGAAATGAATTTGGGGAACAAATTCTTTACATCTTTGAAGAAGAAGATGATGCAACACGTTTTGCTATGATGCTGGAAAATTCTGGTAGTCCAGAGATGAACGTAGTTGAAGTTGATAAAGAGTTAATCTTACAAGTATGTGAAATGCACGGGCATAGTTACATAGTTTTTGATTCTAATGATATTGTGATACCTCCTACTGAAAATGATACTGTTTAAGAAAATTAAATTTAAAAACTTTTTATCCACTGGAAATCAGTTTAATGAGATTGAGTTTGATAAATCAAATACTACATTAATTGTTGGTACGAATGGAGCAGGAAAGAGTACTGTTCTTGACGCACTAACTTTTTCTTTGTTTGGTAAATCTTTTCGTGGAATCAATAAACCACAACTGATTAACTCCACAAACGAAAAAGATTGTTTGGTTGAAATTGATTTTTCTATTGGAACTATTGACTGGAAAGTTCGTAGAGGAATTAAACCAACAGTCTTTGAAATTCATAAGAATGGAGAGGTATTAAACCAAGAAGCATCTTCGATTGATCAGCAGAAATGGCTTGAGCAAAATGTTCTTAAGATGAACTATAAGTCATTCACTCAGGTTGTGATTCTTGGTAGTAGTAACTTTGTTCCTTTTATGCAGTTGACTGCTGCAAGTCGTAGAGAAGTTATTGAAGACTTACTTGACATCAAAATCTTTTCTTCAATGACATCTATTGTTAAAGATAAAATTCGTTTTCTGAAAGAGCAAGTTAAGAATCTTGACCTTAAAAAAGAATCTCTTTCTGATAAGATTGAGATGCAGGAGAACTTTATTGAGGACATTGAAAAGAGGGGAAAGGAATCAATAAAGGATAAGGAAGATAAGATTGATGAACTTTGTGATGAGGAAACTTCTCTCGGAGAAGAAGTAGAAAATCTTGGTTCTGAGATTGAAGACCTGAATAAGAAACTAGAATCTTACAAAGGAGCAAAAGAAAAACTTCGTAAGTTAGGAAACCTTAAAGGAAAGATGACTCAGAAGGTAGCGACGATTACTGAAGAGCATAGTTTCTTTAAGGAAAATACGGTATGCCCCACCTGCACCCAAGACCTAGAAGAAGAGTTTAGGTTAAATAAAATTAGTGAAGCCAAATCAAAGGCAAAAGAACTGCAAAATGCTTATAAAGAACTTGAGCAGGCAATTCGTGATGAAGAAATCAGAGAAGATCATTTCCTTCAGATTTCCAAGGATGTTTCTAACTTAACGAATGGTATTTCTAAAAACAATTCTCGGATTACATCAATACATCGACAGATCAGAGATTTACAAAATGAAATTCAAAGAACTGCCGAAGACCTTGCAAACCGAAGTGTTGAGCATGACAAGTTAGCAAAATTTAAAGAAGACCTCCAATCATTAACTGAGGACTTCTACAAACAAAAAGAGAATATTACTTACTACGATTACATTTACAGTCTTCTAAAAGACGGAGGTGTAAAAACAAAGATCATCAAAAAGTATCTTCCTCTGATTAATCAGCAGGTCAATAAGTATCTTCAGATGATGGATTTTTACATCAACTTTACTCTGGACGAGGAGTTCAACGAAACAATTCAAACACCAATCCACGAGGATTTTTCTTACAGTTCATTTAGCGAAGGAGAAAAACAAAGAATCGACTTGGCACTTCTCTTTACTTGGAGGGAAGTTGCCAAGTTTAAAAACTCAACTAGTACTAATCTTTTGATTCTTGATGAGGTATTTGATAGTTCATTGGATGGTTATGGAACTGATGAGTTCTTAAAGATTATTCGATTTGTGATTAAAGATGCTAATGTATTTGTGATTTCTCATAAGACTGGACTTGAGGACAAATTCCAAAGTGTCATAAGGTTCGAGAAAGTCAAAGGATTCTCCCGTATGATGTCCTGATACACCAAAGAACAATGCAAGTCCCAAACTGGAAACATCACTCCAAGAAGGAGCAGAAACGAAAACTCAAACCACAAGCAATGAGGGCACGAAAAGAGGCACTCAGACACTTTAAGAACCGCCACATGACCCTGCCTAACCAGCAGGGTTCTTTTGTATAATAGTTCCATACGAAACAAAGAACCATGACGGTCAACCTAGAAATCAAAGGTCAACTCGCCAAGTTGCTGGCGACTGAGGACCTGATTATTGAGAACAAGAAAGTACAGACTGCTTCATTCAATGTAGATACTCGCGTCCTGACGCTCCCTATGTGGGAGAAAGCGAGCAATAATGTTTACGACATGCTGGTGTCTCACGAAGTGGGTCACGCCCTCTTCACTCCTAATGAAGACTGGACTGTAAAAGTTCCTCAGCAGTTCATCAATGTTGTAGAGGATGCTCGCATTGAGAAACTGATGAAGCGTAAGTATGCTGGTCTTCCCAAGACTTTTTATCGTGGATATAAAGAACTTCAAGATGATGATTTCTTTTGTATTGGTGATGAAGACATTCCTTCAATGAACCTTGCTGACCGTGCAAACCTGTGGTTCAAAGTAGGTTCCTTCATCGACATTCACATTGAGGGTGGTGAAGAAATGGAAATCATCAACCTGATTGCTGACGCAGAAACTTTTGATGATGCTCAACACGCAGCAGAAGTTCTTTACAAGTATTGTAAGAAAAAGCAAGAAGAACAGAAGCAAGAGAAAGTTTCTAATGTAGAAACTCCTCAGCAAGAGCAAGGTGGTGGAGAAGAAGAATCTAAAAAAGAAGAAGAACAGCAAACAGAATTTGAAGTTCCTCAGACTTCTAGTGGAGAACCTATTCCAGATACTCAAGGAACTGAGAGTGAAGAACTGGATGAAGATGAATCTTATGGTGGGACAGATCCTGAAGTCAAAACTGATGATGTTCTGAATGAAAAACTCAAAGATTTGATCAGCAACTCACTGAGCAATGAGTATGTTCAGGCACCTGATTTGAGTCTTGATACAATCGTAAACAGCAATGAGGAA